ATTATACTACAGGTACTTCTGTTGTAGCAAATACAAACGCTCCTCAAGGTAATGAAGCATTAGCCGCTTTTGGTAGAGTTTGGGTAACAGATACAGCAAGTGATAAAAGTACAATACATTTTTCAGATGATTTAGATGGTACAACTTGGAAAACAATACCTAAAACGGAGACTTCATCAGCAGGAGATTTAGATGTAAGAGAAGTTTGGACATCAGGTGCAGATGAAATAGTTTCACTACAAGCACACAATGGTTTTTTAATTATTTTTGGTAGGCATGAAATACTAATTTATAAAAACCCAGATGATGTAATAACGGAAGGAGCTTTTTCTTTATCTGACACAATAGAAGGCGTTGGGTGTATAGATAGAGATTCAATACAAAACATAGGAACTGATATTTTATTTTTATCAGATACAGGAGTAAGAAGCTTAGGTAGAGTAATACAGGAAAAATCTTTGCCTATGAGAAATGTTAGTAAAAACATTAGAAATGATGTGTTAGACTTAATTACTCAGGAAACATTGCCTATAAAATCAGCATATAGCACACAAGAGGCTTTTTATTTACTTACGTTTCCTACTAGCAATACTGTGCTTTGTTTTGATATTAGGTCTCCTTTAGAGGACGGAACCTATAGAGCAACAACTTGGTCTGAAATGAATCCTAAATGTTTTTGTGTTAGAAAAAATGGAGATTTACTAATAGGTAAATTAGGAGGAATATATAAATACTTTGGATTTAACGATACTGAAGTAGTTAGCGGTGTTTATCAAACAACCGATTATGATTTAAGATATTTTAGTAATCCTATGAATTTTGGTAATTCCTCAAATATAAAATTTCTTAAAAAACTTAAAATAAGGGTTATAGGTAATAATTCATCTGAGACAGTACTAAATTGGGCTTATGATTATTCAACTAATTTTAATAAACAATTATTCGTAAATACTAATCAACAAACAAATTTAGCGGAATATGGAATAAGCGAGTTCGGTCAAGTCGGTGTAGATTTTACACAAGATATAAATGGAAATACAGTAACTGGTCCTTCTGCTGAATACTCAGGAGGACTTGATTTACAAAATCCAGAAGTTAATGGAACAGGAAGCGGAACAGTTTTAACTATAGGTCTTGAAACTACTATTAACGGAGCGGAGTATTCAATACAACAAATAGACTTAAGTGTATTACTAGGGAGAACAATATAATGTCTAATTATACTAAAACAACAAACTTTACAGCAAAAGACTCTTTGGCTTCTGGTAATGCTAATAAAATAGTTAAAGGTGCTGAGATAGACACAGAGTTTACTAATATTGCAACACATATAGCAACAAAAGCAGACTTAGCTAGTCCTACTTTTACAGGAACAGTTAATGCTACAAATATTACTTTAGCAGGAACAATAACAGCCGCTAATATTGCGGGAAATTTAGCAGGAACGATAAGTGGAGGGACGTATTAAATGTCATTATTTGGAGACATAGTGTCTGGCATTTTAGGATATAAAGACTCTAAAAGAGCCATAAAAAGACAAAGAAATTTTATGGACGAAATGCTAGGACGGTATACCGATGCCGGTCAGGAAGCTAGAGATGATTCTCAGTTTCGACCTTTTAGTGTTACGTCTTCAATAGGAGGTGCTGACGCTACAGCAGAGGGAGGTTTTAACATAAACCTATCTCCTCAGCAACAAGCCCTTCAGGACCGTTTATTTGCCGCCTCAGGCATGTTTCTTGATCAACTAGGGGGAGACCCTTTTGATAAAGCAGGACAGCTCTATGAGCAATTAAGAGCCATACAGAGGCCCGAAGAAGAACAAAGACAATTAGCTCTTGAAAGCAGATTAAGAAGACAAGGAAGGCAGGGCTTAAGAACTTCAATGTTTGGTGGAACTCCTGAGCAACTTGCATTAGATTTAGCTAGAGAAAGAGCTAGAAATGAAGCATTGTTCCGATCTTATGGACAAGCAAGGAGAGATCAAGTCCAAGACTTTGGATTAGTTCAAGGATTACTAGGAGCAGGTGATAGCAGAAATAAACAAATTCAAGACTTAATTAGGTTAGGTCTTGCAGGTTCCGAAATAGCACAAAGAGGACAACTAGCAGGAGCTAAAAATAATCTAATGGCTACATTAGGTGGTTTAGGTTTCTATGGAAATCAAGGTTTAAACTTGTTAGATATGCAAAGTGAAAAGGACAGCGCAAGGTCTGGTTTCTTTAATAATTTATTTGGTAACCTAGAAACTGCTTTTGCAAACGCGGCAATGGCCGGAAGTGGCGGCAGTACTGGGGGCAATCTTAGCGGTGGAGGTGGTTTTTAATGGCTATTAATGATTTAGTAGGTTTACTAACTGGGACTAGCATGACTCAGCAGTTACCTCCAATTACTTCCAATCCTCAAGTTAATATTTTAAATAGAATGAGGGCAAATACTCAGCAAATAGGTAAAGCAGGACGAGGTGTTGCAGGAGGAGTTAGAGGATTACTAGGATTACCTCCACTTCCTCCAACTGAAGAAGAAAAAGCACAAAAGTTAAGACAAGACTTAAATGCTTTAGATTTAACTAATTTAGACGATCTTGAGTCATTAATAACTATGATAGCTCCTTATGATCCTATCAGAGCGGCAACTTTAGCTACTGGAGTAAGAAACAAAAGGTCTAGTGAAGCAGATAAGATTACAAGAGAATTAGAAGAAGAATCTCAAAGAAAAGCTTTTGCTGATTATTTAAAAGTAGCATTTCCAGATGAAATAGGTTTAGATGTATTAGCAGAATCAGGTGTTTTAACTCCTGACAACTTTAAACAAATGATGCCAATGTCGGGAACTAACAAACAACAGTTTGGAGGATCAGATATTTTTAAAGATGAACAAGGAAGTCTCTTTTATGGAACTCAAGTAAAAGACCCTCTTACCGGAGAAACTAGAACGGAATTCTCTAGTATTGGAGGCTCTGGAGGTGAGCCTATAGGTAAAGTTACTCAATTAAAAAGTTCAGGCGAAACCGCTGTTCAAGAAAGAGAAGGAAAAGTAGACGCTAAACTTCAAGAAGAGTACGGTAAAAAAAGATTAAATGCTATTGAAAATATTCCTTCTTTAACAGCTTCAAAAGATAAAGTAGATAAAGCTTTAGATTTATTAGATTCTGTTTCAACTGGAGGACCAATAAATTTAGTAGCTTATGGTTTGTCTGATTTCTTTGGAGTTACTACAGCAGACAAAGCCGAACTAGAAGTTATTCTAGGGCAACAAATGTATAAGTCTTTAAAACCTTTATTTGGTGGTGTTATTTCTGAAGGAGAAAGGGCCGCGATTGAACGTATTTATGCAAACTTAGGAAAAGGAAACGAAGCTAACAGAGGAATACTTAGGGCTTTAACAAAAGAAATACAAGATAGTATTTCAGCAGGAAGACTTTATCTTAATAATGAACAATATAATGATTATAATCAAGCAATTAAACAGCTTATTCCTGAAAAAGCAAAAAGCACACAAAAAACAATTAAGTTTTCCGATTTAACATAAGGAATAATAATGACAGAGCTAGTAAACATTGAGCTTCCTAATGGTACAATTATTGAGGGAGTTCCTGCAAACATTAGTCCGGAAGTATTAAAAGATAAAGCAATTAAAAATGGATTAGCAAATGCTGAAGATTTTAATGTTGCTACCGTTGAAAATGAAGCAGGTTTTTTAAAAAGCAATCTTGATATACCTTTTGGTATTGGAGGAGCTTTAGCAGGAGCAAAAGCAGGTGCAATGACTGGTGTTCCTCCTTTGATTCCTGTAGGTATGGTATTAGGAGGTGCTTTAGGTACAGGAACAGGTTCTTTAACTTCCGACTATTTAACTAAAGATGAATTAGACTTTGATAAAGCAGTTAAAGAATCTTTAATATCTATAGGATTTGACGTAGGAACACTAGGTGCAGGAAAAGTAATTAAACCGGCATTTTTAGCTTCCAAAAAAGCACTAGGTTTTACACCAAAAGAAGTAGCAGAAGAGATAGCGTCTAGTTCTAAAGTATCTCAAGCAGGTTCCGAAGAATCACTAGCACAGACACAAAAAATACTTGAGGGTCAAGGCTCTAGTTTAACTAGGTTTCAAACTGGAAAAGCTTCAGCATTAGAAATTTTTAGTGAAAAGATAGCGGAAGCCGGTCTTTTATCTGGTCAAGAAAGTTTAAGAAACATTGCAAAAGTAAATGAGGCCGCACAAAAAGCTTTAGATGAAGTAATGACAAGAGTTGATCTAAGAACAGGCATAGCACCTTCCGATATAGGAGATGCAATGTTTGATACTGTATCGGCAGGTCGTATAGCTCTTAGTGAAACATATGAAGAAGGTTTAAATTTTATACAATCACAATTAGTAAATAAAACAGTAAACGCTACTGGAGTAAAAAATGCGTTGCAAAACTTCTTAAAACAAAATACTGAAAAAACTTTTGATATTATTGAGGGTAAGTCTGTTGCTCAGTTAGATAAAGCAAGCGTTCGCGTAGTAGGTGGAGGGAGAAAAACAAAAAATGTGTCCACTTTAGACCCTGCAACGGTTAAGTTTATTAATGAACAACTAACAAAAACACTAGAGCTTCCAAATATGTCTGCAAACACTTTGTTAGCTATAGATAAAAAAATTACTCAACAAATAAAACAATTTGGAGATAGAAATTCACCTAGTTATAATACTACTGCTGATAGAGAACTAGGTGAACTTCAAGATTTATTAAAAAACTCTCTTTTAAATACACTTAAACAAGCTGATCCAAAAGCGTCAGCGCAATATAGAGCGTTAAAAACAGATTATAAAATTGCTAGAAATACTTTATTTCCTAAAATAAATGATACTGTAATTAACAATGCTGAAAAAGAAGACTTTGAAGCGTTAGGTAAACTTTTAACAACTCAAACTAATACAGATAAAATATCTGCTTTTATGAGAAGTATAGATGAGGCTTATAAACAAATAGGAAGAAGGTCAAGATTTCCTATAGATAT